AAAATTAAAAGCCTTTACTGTCCACATCTCCATGCGCCCGGCAAAGTGGCGACATGAACTACGCCACCCTCACCCAACTGACCGAACGATACGCCGAACGCGATCTGCGGCACATCACCGACCCGGACGCTCAGGCGCTTGACGCTACACGCGCCGGGCAGGCGCTGGCCGATGCGTCGGCGGAGATCGAAGGATGGCTCGCCACGCGCTACCTGCTGCCGCTGCAAGATGTGACGGGGGCAGCGATGGCCGTGCCGACGATTCTGGTGCGCTGCGCCTGCGACATCGCCATCTACCGGCTGCAAACCCTGCGACCCGCCGATGACATCAAGGATGCGCGGCAGCGTTACGAGGATGTGGTGAGGCTGCTCAAGGCCATCGCTTGCGGCGATGTGCAATTGCCGGGCGCTGCGTTGCGTGATGACGTGGCGGACAACCCGGCCTCGCAGTCGGCAGGGATGCCGCAGTTTGGTGAGCCGCCTTCTCTGTTCGGCAGGGGGAATCGCTGATGAGCATGGTCGGCGATCTCGAAAACACCATCGTGGCCCGCCTGGCGGCTGCGCTCACGCTGGCCGGTCAGGCGCACCCAAAAGTGGAAGTGCGCGCCTGGCCGGAGCGTCCGCGCGACTACCGCATGACGCACCCCAACGGCGCGGCGCTGGTGGTCTACCGGGGCAGCAAGTTCGCGCACCACGCGACTGCCGGGCAGCTCGTGACCTATGAAGACGAATTTGAGCTTGGGCTGGTGTCGCGCACGCTGCGCGAAGCCAATACGCCGGGCGCAGCTGATGCGGCTTTGGGGGTCGGTATTTATGACCTGCTCGAAACCTGCCGCAACACCCTCTTGGGCTGGACGCCGCCGACCGCATCCGGGCAGGTGCGAATCATCAGCGTGGAATTCGATGATTACGTCGAAGGCACCTGGGGCTACAGCCTGCGCTTCGGCGTACCCATGACCACCGTGGCCAACCGTCCGCGTCCGCCTGGGGCTTGGTCTGTCACCAATGAAGACAATGCCCCGGCGCTGTTGCCGCCGGTTGTTCAAGAACCCGTAACCATTTAACCGAAGGAGTGCTTATGTCTCGATTCATCTATACCGGCCCGAATTCCGCTGTCACGCTCAAGGTGAGCGACGGCAAAGGCGGCCTCAAAGACCAGGATGTGCTGTTCTGGAACAAGCAGGAAGTGGATCTGCCCGCCGACCACGAGATGGTGAGCGTGCTGATCGCGCAGGGCTACCTCAAGCCGGTGCAGGTAGCACCTGTCCAGATCGTGCAATCCGCCGAAACCAAAGCCGCGACTGACAAGTCGGGCAAGACCAAATAACTGAAAGGAGTTTGCAATGACTGCAAGTTATCTGCATGGCGTCGAGACTATCGAGATCGACAAGGGGCCGCGTCCGGTTCAAATGGTGAAGACGGCGGTGATCGGCCTCATCGGCACCGCTGCGGCGGGCGAGGTGAACAAGCCGATCATCGTGACCAGCGAAAAGGATTTCGCGCAGTTCGGTGAGAACATCCCCGGCAGCACCATTCTGGATGCGCTGGACGCGATCTTTGACCAGAAGGGTACCGTGTGCGTGGTGATTAACGTGCTCGACCCCGCGAACGCGGCGCACAAGACCACGGTCGCTGTCCCGGAGACCGCGACCGTTGACCCGGTCGATGGCAGCTTCACGCTGCCGCATCCTGCCGTGGTCGGCGAGATCACGCTGGTCAGCGCGGATTTGGCGACCACTTACATCCTGGACACCGACTACAGCTTCGATGCGGCCACCGGCACCGGCAAGCGCATCAGCACGGGCGCTATCCCGGCAGGAACCATTGCCACTCCTACCACGGTGAAGGCGACCTATACCTATCTCAACCCGGCCTTGGTGCAATCGTCCGATATCATCGGCACCATCGACGCGGGCGGCAACCGCACCGGACTCAAGGCGTTCCGCGACAGCTATCAGTTGTTTGGCTTCTACCCGAAGATTTTGATTTCTCCGGTGTTCGCCACGCTGGCTGCCGTGTCCACCGAGCTGATCGCTGCCGCAAACAGCATCCGCGCGATCTGCTTTATCGACGCGCCCATCGGCATCACGCCGCAGCAGGCTATCACCGGGCGCGGCCCGGCTGGCACGCTCAACTTCAACACCAGCTCCGAGCGCGTTGGCTTGTGCTACCCGCACGTCAAAGCCTATGACACGGTGGCCGATGCCGAAGTGCTGATGCCGCTGTCGCAGTATGCGGCGGGCGCGCAGTCGCGCAAGGATCAGGAGAACGGCTATTGGTGGTCGCTGTCGAATACCGAGCTGCTCGGCATCACCGGCATGGAACGCCCCATCGACGCGATGATCAACGATCCGAACTGCGAGGCAAATCTGCTCAACGGGGCGGGCATCATCACGCTGTTCAATTCATTCGGCACTGGCATCCGCGTGTGGGGCAACCGCAGCGCGGCGTTCCCGTCCAGCACGCACCCCAAGAACTTCCTGTGCGTGCGCCGCACGGCGGACATCATCGCGGAGAGCCTGGAGTATTTCACGCTCCAGTTCAATGATCGCCCGCTGGATAACGCGCTGATCGATGCCATTGTCGAGAGCTGCAACGGTTTCATGCGGACGCTCAAGGCAAACGGCGCGATCATCGACGGCAAGGCGTGGTTCGATCAGGCTGAAAACGAAGTGACGGAGCTGGCAGCAGGCCACTTGACGATCACCTACGATTTCATGCCGCCGACACCCGCAGAGCGCGTGACCTACAAGGCCAGCATCAACATCAACTACCTCTCCGAGCTGGGCGCGAAGTAACCAACTCACTATTACTGAAAGGAGCCTACCGTGGCTGGCATTCAACTGAACACACTGAACAACGCGAACATCTACATCGACGGCAACAGCCTGCTTGGACGGGCCGAGGAGTTCAAACTCCCAACGGTTAAGTTCAAGATGGCCGAACACAAGGCCGTGGGCATGGTCGGCGCGATCAAGCTGCCCAGCGGCTTTGAAGCGCTGGAAGGCGAGATCAAGTGGAACTCTTTTTACCCGGAGGTATGGGCAAAGCTGCTCGACCCCTACACCGCTGTGCAACTGCAAGCGCGCGGTAGTCTGGAAACCTACAACAGCCAGGGCCGTCAGGCGCAGGTGCCTTATGTGGTGTTCCTCACCTGCTCGTTCTACGAGGTGCCTGCGGGCGACTTCAAGCAGAACGATAAGGCAGAGTTCCAGAGCAAGTTCTTTGCTTCCTACATCAAGCAGGTGGTCGATGGTAAGGATGTGCTGGAGCTGGATACGATGGCGAATATCTACAAGGTCAATGGCGTAGATAAGCTCGACCTGTATCGCACCAACATCGGTGGCTAAATCCCCCCCGAGACTGCTCGATGAGACGGCGTAATCGAGAGGAAGATCATCAGCGGCGCTGCCGGATTTGAGGCGCTGACTGCCCGCACACATAGAGGAACAGGACATGACGAAGATCACATTGAAGAAGCCGATCAAGACCCCCAGCGGCGAGGTGAAGGCTATCACGCTCACCCGCGAGCCGACGCGGAGAGACTTGAAGGCTGCGCAACAAATCACCAGCAACGAGGAAGATCAGGTGTGGCACATGATCTGTTCGCTCTCGGCAGAGAAACTGACCATCGAAGATACGGAGGAACTCACCTTGGCCGATATGCGCCAGGTGATGGACACCTTTCGCAAGGTTTCGGGTCTCGGAGACTGACTACTGGCAGGGTGCGGCGCTGTTGGCCAAGTGGTTTCGGTTTCAGCCATCGGAGATCGAGGCGCTGGAAACCAGCGACTTCGTTCAGTGGGTCAAGCTGGCGAGTGAGCAGATTTCCGCCCAAGCCACCAAGCTGCGAGAGCTAGAACGGGGAACGTGACCGGGAAGCACAGGGTGATGCAGAGGGTGACGGGGATGGCGACTACGAGGGTGCCGAGAATTACGCCAATCGGCCCCAAGAACGCCCAAGTGCCACCCGCCACCGACACGGCGAAGCTGATGGCCAGCACCGCAGTCCAGTAGCAAGTGATAAATGCGTCAGTGTAGGAGCTGTTCTTCATGGCACAAACCAAGTTAGATGTTCTGATTTCGTTGCTCGGCGGAGCCGCTGCTGTCAGCGGTTTGTCGATGATACGGCAGAACGTTGACCAGCTCAAGACCAGTCTGAATGGCGTCCAGCTCAAACAAAAGCTCGGTTCAGACCTGCTGGCGCTCAAGGCCAGATTCAATGAAGTATCGAGCAGCGGCAGGTACTCAAAAGAGGAGATCGCCAAGGTCTCGCGCGAGCTGCTCAATATGTCAGCCAAGGCACGTGAAGCCGGGCTGAATATCGGCAAGCTGCATACGGAACTGCGCCAGCTTCGTGCAGCCGAGTCCGGTCTTAACCTGCGCGTGGCCGGGCAAAACAACATCAGTGCCGGTGCCGCGATGCGAGCCGATGCTCGCGGCAAGGTGATGGATGCGGTCGCTGCGGGGTACAGCTTCTACAAGCCGGTGGCCGTGGCCGCACGCTATGAGGATGTCATCAAGGACATCGCCATCACTGGCGAGTTGACAAAGCGAGAGGAAGAAGAGCTGGCGAAATCCATCCGTGGATTGTCGCTGCGCTATAACCAGTCGCAGCAGGACGTGGCCGAGGCCATGAAGAAGTTGGTGGAAACCGGCATGAGCCAGCAAGCAGCAAGCACCATGATGCCATTGATGGCAAAGACGGCAACCGCGACGCGCACCGACAGCGGCGATGCAGCGAAAATGGCACGCAGCTTCGAGTTGCTTGGCGTCAAGGATATGGAGCTGGCCTTCAACCAAGCGGCGAAGGCTGGCAAGCAGGGCAGCTTCGAGCTGCGCGATATGGCCAAGTGGTTCCCGGCGCTGGGCGGATTTATGAAGGAACTCGGCGTGTCCGGCAATGAGGCTGTAGTGAGCATGGCTTCGAGGATGCAGGTGGCCACGCGCACGGCAGGCAGCAACGATGAGGCCGCCAACAACTTCAAGAACTTTCTGACAAAGCTGACCTCGCAGGACACCATCAAGGATTTCAAGAAGCAGGGTATCGACCTGATTCCGCAGCTCCAAGCGGCGGCGCGGAAGGGACTCGACCCGATTGCGGCTGGCGTCGATCTGGTCATGCAGCACGTCAAGGCCAAAGCGCCGGAGGCTGCTGCCGAGCTGAAAAAGGTGGCCGAGGAGGTGGCGAAGATTTCCGACCCGGTGCAACGGCAGGCCGAGCTGGAACGCCGCTCCGCGATGATTCAGAAGCTCGGCGACCGTGCTGGCATAGGCGACTTGTTTCAGGACATGCAGGCGGTTTCCTACCTGCTGGCCGAAATCCAGAACAAGGGCGATCTCAACAAGATGATGGGCGATGTCAAAACCGGCAAGAACGCTGATGGGCGGGGAACGCTCGATACGGACTATGCACGGCGTACCGAGGGCATGGCTGAAAAACTCAAGGGCTTGAAGATCGCCATCACTGATTTCGGCATTGCGCTGGGCAACGCCATGATGCCCGCTATTGATCTCTTCACTCCGTTGATTCGCGGCATCACCACCTTCATGACTTGGGTTACGCAGACGTTCCCCATGTTCTCTAGGCTGGCCGCAGGTGTGCTGATGGGGGCATCTGCTATGACGGTGCTCGGCTTCGCGTTCAAGTTCATGCAGGGCGGACTGCTGTCATCGCTCGGTACATTCCAGAATGTGGCCGGTTGGCTGATGACCACGCGCCTGGGTGTGGCGGCGAATGTGAGCGTCACAAATCTGTATCAAGCTGCACTATCCGGCCTGCGCATGCGCTTGGCGAGCGTAGCACTGGCCAGTCAGTTGGCGGGCGGGCCAATGGCGCTGCTTGGTCAAGTCGGCAGGACGGCGCTGATGTCGCTGGCGACTGGCACGCGTGCATTCGGTCTGGCGTTGCTCACTACGCCCATCGGCTGGGTGGCGGCGGCGGTTGCGGGTCTTGCTTTTTTGGTCTGGAAGTATTGGGGGCCGATCAAGGGATTCTTCAGCGGTATGTGGGCGGGCCTCAAGACTGGCTTTCAGCCAGTAATGGATGCGCTGCGCCCGGCGCTGGCCGCTCTGCGGACTGCATTCGGCAATCTGATGACGGCCATTCAGCCGTTGATGCCGCTGCTCAAGGTGCTGTTTTCCCCCATCCTGTTGCCCATTAAACTCGTGGCCGGGGGCGTGAAAATGCTTTGGGGCTGGATGAGAAACCTTTTCACGCCAGTTGAGGATGTGGGTAACGCTGGCCGCAACATGGGGGAAAAGTTCGGCAAGGGGATCGCGGGAGTTTTGACTTGGGGCGCAAAGCTACTAGCCGAGTTCCTCAAATTGCCCGCGCGCATGATCCAGATCGGCGCTGACATCATCAACGGTCTGGTCGGTGGTCTCACCGAAGGGTGGGCGAAGTTGAGCAAGTCGGTCGGCCAACTCGCCAGCGGCATCAAGGATAAGTTCAAGTCCATGCTTGGCATCCATTCTCCGAGCACGGTGTTCATGGACTATGGCCTAAACATTGGCGCTGGAGCAACGCAGGGAATCAAGAGTGCAATGTCTGGTGTGCAAAGTGCGGCAGGAAAGCTGGCGGGTGCGGCAATGGCTGGTGCGATGGCTGCCAGCGGCCATGCAATGGCGGGGGCGAAAGAAGCCACACAGATGCTGCCGAACATCCAGATCGCTTCACCTTCGGCGCGCGGCGCGTCTGGTGCAGCACCAAGTGCATCGGGCATGACGATCCAGTTTTCTCCATCTATCACTATTGGCGGCAATGGCAGCGGTGACGTGAAAGGCCAGGTGCAGCATGCCATGCAGATGTCCGTGCGCGAGCTGGAGCAGATGCTGCGCCGCTTGCAGGCCGAGCAGCAACGGAGGGCATTCTGATGTTAGATCAACTGCTCTCAGTTGGCGGAAATTTTGCCTCCGACCGCGTCATCCGCGAGCTGAAGAGCAATCTCGGCGGAATTTCACATGCCATGCTGGGCACGATTGGCTTTGATGTGCTGTCTCAAATTGAAGGGGTCGAAGAGAGTTTCTCGGCGAACTTTGCGGAGCATGCGCTGATCGAGGGTAAGCCGCGCTTGCAGTGGGTGGGCGATAATCTTGGCGAAGTGACGTGGAATCTGATGTTCCACGCGGGCTTCTGTGTGCCGACCGTGGAACTATTGAAGTTACGCGCTGCCGTCGCGGCTCACACGCCGCTGCCGCTGGTGTTTGCCAGCGGTGCGCACCAGGGATGGTTTGTGCCGGTCTCGGTGAACGTGACTACGCGCATGACTCGGGGCGATGGGACATTGCTGTGGATTGAGGCGCAACTCAAGATGCGCGAATCTCCACCGGCTGCGTCGATGCCGGACGAAACACCGCGCCAGTCCGCCGTAGCCATCGAGCAGAATGCGGCGAGCGGTTCAGCTACGATGCCGTCACAATCGGTCTATAAGACTCCCGCCCCGCGCCCCGCTGGCGCATCACCGCTGCGGAGCGCACGGTGAAAGCTATCAATTGCATCGAGCACATCACGCAGGCCGGTGAGCGTTGGGATAGCCTGGCGTGGCGTTATTACGGCAATCCGCTGGACTATGGTCGCATCATTCAAGCAAACCCGGCGCTGGACATTGGCTCGGCGCTGCCTTCCGGTGTAAAGGTGCTGATTCCGGTGCTGCCCGTCAGTGAATCCACTCAAGCGTTGCAGGCAGAGGAGTTGCCGCCGTGGAAGCGTTGAGCCTTTCTACGATACCCGAACCCAAGGTCATCGTGATCTATGAGCGCCGCGATATCACCACGGTGATTTCCCCGGCGCTCATCGAGATCAGCTATACCGACTTCATGGAAGGTGAAAGCGACAGTGTCGAGATTCTGCTTGAGGATGTTGACCGGCGCTGGCAGAACGCCTGGTACCCACAGCATGGCGACATGGTGAGCGTGCAGCTCGGTTATGCCAATGGGCCGCTGCTGCCGTGCGGCGATTTCGAGGTGGATGAGGTTGAGCTGGAAGGCCCGCCGGACACTATCCGCATCAAGGGGCTGGCGGCAGGGGTGAAACGCTCCGTGCGCACTTACAACGGGCGTGCTTACGAGAATACCACTCTGGCCGACATTGCCAGAACCGTGGCGCAGCGCAACAAGCTGAAGCTCTCCGGCACTATCGAGGCAGTGAAGATATCCCGTGTGACGCAGGTCTATGAAACCGACCTGACCTTTCTCAAGCGCGTGGCCGAGAGCTACGGCTACAGCTTCTCGGTGCGTGGCGACAAGCTCACGTTCTTCAAGCGCGCTGAACTCAAGAAGGCGGAATCCACGCTCACCATTACACGCCAGGACGTGACCAGCTTTCGCTTCCGCGACAAGGTGCATGGCGTGGTGGTGGCCGCAACCGTGTCCTATCACGATCCCAAGACCAAGAAGACGAAGAAGGCGACGGTTAAGGACAAAGAGGCCAAGCACAACGCGCACAGCGCCGATGAGCTGAAGCGCAACGTGCGCGCCGAAAACGAGCAGCAGGCGCAGCTCAAGGCCGATGCCGCGCTCGATCTCGCCAACGAAGACCAGACGGGTGGCGGCCTCACTCTGCCCGGCGAGGTGCGGTTGATGTCTGGCGTGAATGTGCTGCTGGTCGGCTTCGGTGCGATGGACGGCAAATACACCGTGACGCAAGCTCGGCATCGCGTGTCGCGCAGCTCGGGCTACGGCACGGAAGTAGATCTGAAACGGGTGCGCGATCCGGAGCAGGGAGCTGAGAAGAAATGACGCGAACCACGGGCGGCGTGAGTTACAAGACGGGCATCGTGGCTGAATCCAAGCCCGGATTTGCGCGGGTGAGCTTCGAGGATATAGATGGCCTGGTCACGGCCTGGCTGCCGGTCATTCACCCCAAGACGCTTGAAGACAAAATTGTGTGGACGCTGGACGTGGGCGAGCAGGTTTCCTGCCTGCTCGATGAGTTCATGGAAGACGGCTGTATCCTCGGCGCGATCTACTCTGATCCGGATATGCCGCCCGTGGCGAGCAAGGATAAGTTCCACTTGGCGTTCAAGGACGGCGGCAGCATCGAATATGACCGTGCCAGCGGGGCGATGACTGTATTTTGCAAAGGGGTTGTAAATGTCACCGCCGATGGTGCGGTAACGATCAAAGCGCCCAGCATCATACTGGACACGCCGCAGACTACCTGCACCGGCAAGCTGACTGTTAATGGTTTGCTGACCTACAAGGACGGTATGTCCGGCTCGGGTGGCGGCTCAGCGGCCAGCATTCAGGGCAACGTGCAAGTGGATGGCAATATCCAGGCGACCGGCACGATCATTGATGCCGGTGGAAACTCCAATCATCACTCCCACTAGCCCCATAAACTAAAGCCCTTTAATCGCCGCAATAAGGGCTTTAGGCGACCATAAGCACATGGTCGCCATCCCTGCAAACTCTCGCCCCGCTTTCTATCAGCCCGCGCTGTCCGGGCAGGTGGTTGGGCATCCATCCGGTCTCGCAAGCGACCGGATGGGCGAGATTGTCACTGGCGCGGATGATGTCAGTCAGTGCATCTACATCATTCTGGAGTCTCCCAAGGGCAGCGATCCGCACCGCCCGACCTTCGGCAGTAACCTGCACTTGTATGTTGATTATCCTATCGACGCCGCCCGTCCTCACATCGTGCGCGAGGTGGTGGATGCGCTACGCCAGTGGGAGCCGCGCATCAAGGTGATGCGTGTGTTTGTTTCTCTCGGCGATGTGGCCGGTCTGCTGGTCGAGGTCGAGTGGGTGTTCGCCGATGGCGTTGGGTCGGAAATCTTCAAGACGCCTGTGCCGTTGAGGAAACAGCTATGAGCACGCTTCTTGATCGGCAGATGCCAGACCCCAATTTCATCGAGCGCGATCCTGCCAAGGTTACGCGCGAGATGATTGCTTTATACGAGCAGCTTACTGGTAAGACGCTTTACCCGGCGCAGGCCGAGCGCCTGCTGATTGATGTAGTGGCTTACCGCGAAAGCCTGGTGCGCGAGGCGTTCCAGGACGGCGCAAAGCTCAATCTGGTGCGCTACAGCCGTGGTGTCATTCTGGACTACCTGGGCGAGAATGTTGGCGTGGCGCGTGTGCCTGCGGTTGCTGCCACTGTAACGCTGCGATTCACGTTTAATCCTGCGCCAACGGTTGGCGCCGTTCTGCCTGCGGGGACGCAAGTCCAAAGCGGCAACGTGGCGTTTGCGACCAAGGATGCGGTAACCGTGGCTGCGGGGGCGGCACAAATTGACGTGCTGGCTACCTGCACCCAATCTGGCGAGGTCGGCAACGGTTTCGCGCCGGGCCAGATCAAGACGCTGGTGGATGTGCCGAGCGGTCTGGCTGTGGATGCCGTGGAGAATATCACTACGTCCGAAGGCGGTGCAGAAGAAGAGAACGATGAGCATTTCAAGGAGCGCATCGTGCTTGCCCCGGAGGTATTCAGCGTGGCTGGTTCGGTTGAGGCATACCGCTTCCATGCGATGAGTGCGCATCAGAATATCATCGACGTGGCCGTTGTCTCGCACGTTCCTGGCGATGTGACGCTCTATCCGTTGACCGCAGCCGGTCTGCCGGGAGAGGCCATCAAGGCGGCGGTGCTGGCCACGTGTAGCGCCGATAAAGTGCGCCCACTGTGTGATCAGGTGCTGGTATCAGATCCGGTTCCAGTGGACTACGCCATCAATGTGCAGATCGTGCTCACCAGTACTGCGGATGCTGCGCTGGCGCAGGCGGAAGCGGAGAAGGCCGCGCAGGTTTTCCGCGATGCGCGGTTGAAGTTCGGCCAGTCCATCATACGTTCGCAGCTCATCGATGCGCTGTTCGTATATGGCGTTTATTCCGTCATCCCCGTCGCACCTGCCGCCGATCTGGATTTGGCGAAGTGGGAGTACCCGCGCTGCACAGGCATTACCGTCACGGTGACAGGAGTGGCCAATGGCTGACGATTTCGTGAAGCCAACGCTACTGCCGCCGCCACTGGCGACCGATCTATCCATGCGGGCGCTGGAAGCTGTCCAGTCGCGCCTGTCGGACATTGACCTGCTACCGACGCTGATCTACGACTTCGAACACGTCGCGGAATCGGCGCTGTCGCACTTGGGTGAGCAGTTCTGCATCATGGGTGAAGGTGGATGGAATCTGGCAGATACGCCTGAACAGCGCCGCGCGCTGCTGGCCAGAGCCGTGGCGCTACACCGACATAAGGGTACCCCTTGGGCCATCCGTGAGGCTTTCAAGGCGGCTGGTTTTAATGATCTGGAAATCAATGAGCGCCTGCCGTCAAACCGCTACGACGGTGGCGTGACGTTCAGCGGCTCCGATACTTATGCCGCCTACGGTTGGGCGCAGTTCCGCGTGGTGGCCGACGCGGGTGATGATCAGCCTATCACCGCCGCCCAGACTGCGCTGATAGTGGAGGCCGTTACGGCGTGGAAGCCTGCGCGCAGTCACCTGGTGGACGTGCAGCACCGCGCAAGTATTACCGAGCAGGTTGGTGTGACCGAGCTGGGACAACACGCAGGCTCCTTTACACACGATGATCAGCATCGTTGGGGGCACCATTTCTACGATGGCGCGCTGGCCTATGATCAGGGCGCACTGCATACCTGGGATGGGGCGCTGCACTTCGATGGCGCTGCGATTCACAACGGCTTCTCGGCCACGCCAACAGGCGCGATCCATGACGGCGACCGTGAGCGCGACAGCATGGCCGCGTTGATCGGCATGACTGACCAGCAGATTCGCTGCCCTGCTTACGGTGCGGAGCTGGACTACAGCGGCTATGCCGATTTCGGCGCATCGGCTCCTGTAGCAGAAGACCTGCCCATGCAGATCGAGGTGCGCCGCCATCGCCGTTTCGATGGGCGCATGGCCTATAGCGCCTACCGCTTTGACGGCTCGGAAAACTACGCCGGGCAATTTACTCACTTCGGCAATACCGCGTACAGCGGCGATGCCATCACCATGCTGGAGGCTTGATGAACGAACAAAACAACATGGGCGGCGGGATCGTCCTACGCGACGATGTGCCGATGGCTGGGCATTTCTACGTTGAGCTTCGCCGAGGCGGTGAACTGGTCGAGGTCATCGACGAAACGAACCTTATCGTCAACGGTGCGAAAAACCAGCTCGCGCGGCTGATCGGCGGCAACGGAACTAATCGGCACATCACGCAGATCGGCTTCGGTGTAGGCACTACTGCTGCCGCGCCGGGAGATACGGCGCTGACATCGCCTTATATCAAGGCCATCGGCAGCGTGAGCTATCCGGCCACCGGCCAGGTGCAGTTTAACTGGAGCTTGTCCACCGCCGAGATGAACGGCGTATCCATCACGGAGTTCGGTCTGATCTGCGCGGACGGAACTCTGTTTTCGCGCAAGCAACGCGCCCCCATCCAGAAGGAGTCCGACTTGTCGCTCACCGGCTCCTGGACGATTCTTTTTTAAGGAGGAAGATTTATGGCAAATGTGACTGAAAGCCCGACCTGGGAAAATGGCGTCTACCAGATCGAAACGACTGACCCGGTGCTGGCTGGGCCGAATGGTATTGCCAACGTGCAGGCAAAGCAGCTCGCCAATCGTACCAAATACCTCAAGGAACGCGCCGACGTTGTCGATGCGGCCAAGGGTTCCTATCCAAGCCTGACCGAGCGCATGGCTGCCGTGGAAGCCTCCACGGCAGCATTGGGGCCGGATACTCAGGACGCTGTGATGGCTACGCTTAAATTCGCCATCGACCAAGCGAACGTGGCCAACAAAGGCGTGCGCGGACTGCATCAATTCGCACAGCAGGAAGGCATCGTGACCATCAAGAATCGTGGCGTTGTCACGGGCTGCATATTGTCGAAATCTACGACGGCGGCGCGCAACCTTAGCATCGCGGCGGGAATCTGTTTTGCGAAAGGCCAGCAGTTTGCGGTGGCTGATGGCAACAATTCTGCCTCGGTGCCGAGCAACACCGGTACCGGCGCTGTAACGGTGTATGCCTACCTTTATCAGGATGCCTATGGCTTCTGGCGCTTGGCCGTGACCACCATCGGTCAGGCTGTGCCGGACGATGGCATTCTGATCTATAACCTGACCGTGCCAGCGAATTCGACGGATGCGACAGATCCAAACCTGTCCTCTGTGACGCTCATGGATGTGCGGCGCATCGAGGCTGGCTTTCCGATCATGCTGGACAACCCGGCGCAGGCTTCGCCGCAGATCAACGGCCTGCCGGACAGCGCCTATCACATCACCTTTGACGTGCTATCCGCCCAGGGCGGGCCAGCCGAGGCTAAAAGCCTGGTGGTGTCCAGTCGTGCCAATAACGGCTTCACGGTGATGCTTGCCGCAGCCGCTGACAATGTGGTGGCTCGCTACCGCGTGAGCCGCCTCAACGCTTAACCATGAAAGGAGTTACAAATGCCGCAAATCAACATGAAACAGCCTGGCCAAGTCGTTTCCGAGTTCTCAGTTACGAGTGATGTAGTGACCGTGGCTGGCGTAGTAATCGACTGCGCTGCGCGTGAGACTGACGAAGCACAGATCATTGAAATCCGCGAACTTGACGGCATCCCTCACGAGGGTGGTGATGGCGCTTTCCTGGCGCAGGTCGAAATTCCCGCCAGGCGCTACATCGAGGAGGCAGGCCCGCTCGATGCAGACGGACACCCGACTACCGTTACCACTCCGGTGGCATTCGACCCAAACCGCATCGTCCTCACGCTGTGGCCAGCAAACTAATTAAGGAGACCAATCACCATGACTACCATCTTCATCAAAGACGATCTTCGAGCCTCGGTTGAGGCCGCAACTGGCGGCCATGTCACCGTGCTTTACACGGCGGCAGGACACCCGTGCTATATGAATGTCATCCCGAAGTTCAACAAGCAGGACATCGATGCCGGTCTCGGCACCGGCGTGCATGAGGCGTTTATTGTCAATGGCGTCGAGAAGAGTGAAATCTTCATCGGCCAGCACCTCGGCATCCAGAAGGATGGCAACCTGCTGTCCATTCCGGGCGTTTCACCGACCGCCAGCGTGAACTTCGATACGTTCCGTGGTTTGGCTGCGGCCAATGGCCCAGGCTGGCACATGATGACTACCGCCGAGATGGCTGCCATTGCTCTGTGGAGCTGGAAGAATGGCACTATGCCTCGCGGCAATAACGACTGGGGCCGGGATGTAGGCTCGCCGTGGGAAACGGCAGCGCGCGCCGATGGCGGCGCTATCGGGAGCGCTACCGGCAATGGCAAGACCTACACTGGTGCAGGCCCGGCCTCTTGGCGTCATAACGGCCAGCCTAGCGGCATCGCCGATCTGAACGGCAATTTGTGGGAGTGGAACGCCGGTATGCGCCTGCAAGCTGGCGAAATCCAAATCATCCAGAACAATGATGCGGCGGATAACACCAAGGATCAGAGCGCGACTTCGTCACTTTGGAAGGCTATTGACGGCTCTACTGGTGCATTGGTTGCGCCTGGCTCGGCCAATGCGATCAAGTATGCGACATCCGGTACAACCAACTACACACTGGTGCGTGCATCGGGTGCAAGCCTGGAAGGTATGACCAACCCTGGCACTACGCCAGTAGGTGCAGCCGCATTGTCGCTGGCAAAATCTCTGGGGCTTTATCCGGTCGCCAGCACCGGCCTTGGCGGCGACGGATTCTGGGTTGATGTAACGGATGAGCGCCTGCCTCTGGCCGGTGGC